TCGCGCTTCAAGGCCTTCAACAGCGTGACTATCTTGTGCAAGTGCGGTGCATACCTCGACCACGTGGAGCGCACGTGCTGCGAGTGCTACGACAATTTCGTCGCAAGAGACGTGCGCGGAACCAGGTGGTGTCGATTCGAGCAGAAACCGCCGAAGGCCGAGGACGGTGACGAGTCATGAAGACCATCGAGGCACCGAAAACTATCGAGCCGTGGCGCATCATCTGCGCGGCTCAAAGCGAGCCTGATTACAGCGAAGAGCGCTACATGTTGATCTACGCCGGCGATGGAATCCACGACTATTACGACAAAGGCTACATCTTGCTGGAGGGCTGGCACTGCTCCTGCTACGACTGGCCCGAGGTCGATTGGGACGCCACCTATTACGAGGAAGACGAGCTGCTGAAGATTGCCGATGTGCGCAAGCGCAACCCGTCGGACAGCGCCGAGCGCCGCTTCTTCATGCTCGTCGAGCAAGCATTGGGGGGCGCACCAATGAAGTACGTCTCGCTTTTCAGCGGCATAGAGGCCGCGACAGCGGCGTGGGAGCCGCTTGGCTGGGAGCCTGCGTGCTTCGCCGAGTTCGACGAGTTCCCCAGCGCCGTGTTGGCCGAGCGGTACCCAGAGGTTCCGAATATCGGCGACGTTACCAAGATGAACTGGAAGAAGTACCGCAACAAGGTGGATCTGGTGGTTGGCGGAAGCCCGTGCCAGTCCTTCTCGATCGCGGGCAAACGGGAGGGGTTGCAAGGTGAGTCAGGACTCATGTTCGAGTACATTCGAGCGGTACGTGAGATACGTCCTCGATGGTTTCTTTGGGAAAACGTCCCGGGAGCGCTCTCAAGCGAGAATGGGGAGGCTTTCCGACAGCTCCTGTCCGAAATGGACAAGCTCGGGTACGGTCTGGCGTGGCGCATACTCGATGCGCAGTTCTTCGGAGTGGCCCAAAGACGCCGCCGTCTCTTTCTTGTCGGACATCTTGGAGCCTGCCCCATCGGCGTACTCATTGAGCCGGAGAGCATGCGAGGGAATCTTGAATCGAGCGCGGAAAAGAGGGCGAGCCTTGCCGAAGAGGCTGGAAGAAGCCCTCGCAGCGCAGGCTTCAAGTACCACCAAGGGGCAGGCGCGGGAGGAGTAGGCGCAGAGCCCGAGCAGTCTCCCACGCTCACCGCCGATTGGCACAACCCCGCCGTCTACCCCATCGACGAGCCGATAACGATGGCCGACCTCAACGCCAACACGGCGATCGGATACGACATGGTTGGCACGCTCAAGGTTGGCGGCGACGCGCCGTCGGTGTGCCTGTGAGCGCCTGCACGCTGCTCGTCCGCTGCGGATGCGCGGGCGGGGGCAAAGGAGCGCTGGTGAGCGACGAAGTGTCGCTCACCCTCTCCACCAGCAACACTCAGACGCTTTTCAGCGAGGAAGGAGGAGGCATGGTTGTGCGAAGACTCACGCCGCGCGAGTGCGAGCGACTGCAAGGCTTCCCCGATGATTGGACGAAGATACCCTATCGCGGCAAGCCGGCCGACGAGTGCCCCGATGGGCCTCGATACAAGGCGATCGGCAACAGCATGGCCGTCCCCGTGATGCGGTGGATCGGCGAGAGGATCGCCATGGCCGAGGCGGGTGAGATCGCATGAGCTGCGACCCGTATAAATGGACGTGCGCGAGGTGCGGCAAAACGCACTGCAACCCGTTTTTCACGTGCCACCCGCGCGAATTTTGGAAGGACAACAAGAAGTGTGTCGGCGAGGTCTGCGAAAAGTGCCGCGACGAAATCGACTATAGCAACGTGCGAGAGGAGCAGAAATGAAGAAGGCGATGATCGTCCAGCCCATGAACGGGCTTGGCGAGGAGCAGATACTTGAGGCCCGCGCGAAGGCGGTCGCAGAGCTTGAGCGGCGCGGATACGAGGTCGTGGACACGTACTTCAAGGACGGCCTCGCGGTGCCGCCCAAGGTGGTGAACGTGCCGCTGTACTACCTGAGCCAAAGCCTTGGCAAGATGGCCGAGTGCGACGCTGTGTACCTATGCGATGGCTGGGAGAACGCACGGGGCTGCAAGGTCGAGCGCGCCGCAGCTGTGGCCTACGACCTTGAGCTCATCGGGTACGACCTACCGTGCCGTGGTGATGCCTCGTGAGCATGGCCTACTACGAGCCGGGCAGCGGGTGGAACCTGCCGCCCGGCTGCTTCGATGGAGACCCGAACGCGCCGTGGAACCAGGTGGAGCCGAAAACCTGCGGGGACTGCTCGCATCTGCTGGAAGGCTGCTGCGACTTCGGCATCTGCGAGCTGGAGTTCGAGGATGCGTTCGACGAGGCCGACCACGAGGTGAAGACCACGCCGTGGAAGGCTGCGCTCTGGGCGCGTGATTGGATCGTTGAACACTACAAGGATGAGCAGGAGGACGTGTGCGACCGATGGGATGGCTAGTGACCGCCGCCATGGCTTTGCTGCTGGGAGTCCTCGCCATTGAGCAGGAGGACGTGTGCGACCGATGGGATGGCTAGTGACCGCCGCCATGGCTTTGCTGCTGGGAGTCCTCGCCATTGAGGCCTGGGCGATACGGATGCTGGCGGCGGGGCTGGTTCTCCTGGCCCTGCTCGCCTGCGGATAGGAGGCGCGTTGCGAAACGTGAACTGGGGCTGCCTGGCGTTCCTCGCCGTGGCCCTGATTATTGATGCTTTTGCCGTGTGGGCAGCTTCGTCGCTCGCGCGCTGGATGATTGGAGTATGACATGCAAGACTGCGTGATCTTGGGCAGCGTCGCCACGTTCGAAGGCGTTGCGCCCGACAAGGCCCAAGCCCAGAAGGTGCTTGAGGAGGCTTCCGAGGTGTACAACGCCTGGCAGGTGTGGGACGAGTGCCGCGACGACGAGGCCAAGGCCGAATGCCGCCAGTCCCTCATGGAGGAGTGCGCCGACGTCGTGCAGGCGACTGCCAACCTCGTGAAGGCCTGCGGCTGCGACGACATGCGCCTGCACCTCATGGACTGCGAGGACAGAAACCGTAAGCGCGGGCGCATAACCGGCTCGAAGCCATATCCCGATGCCTGCGGGCGCGAGGGCTGCAAGCGCTTCGTGTTCGTGCCGCTCCCTCGCCCCTATGGGGTTCTGGGCAAGCTCAAGGCCAAGATCGGGGGCCTGAAGTGAACCGCGCGCAGAAGGTCATAGCAGCCGTGGTGTATGCCGGTAGCCTCGTGGCTGTGTCGCTCGCAATGATCGGGGTTTGTTCCCTGCTGGCTCGCTGGGTTGCCGGTATATGGGGGCTTGTGTAGCCCCTGAAGGCATGAAGAAGCCCCCTAGAATCGAATCTAGGGGGCTTTCTGCTGCCTGCTGCTATCTGCTCTGCCCTGTGGCCTTCTCGGCTGCTATAGCCTTCTCTAGGTCTCGTTTGGCCTCGCTGATGATCTGCAAAAGCTCGTGCCACTGCTTCGGCTCTCGGTCTTTCATGGCTTGCCTTTCTAGTTGTATGTGTCGCAGATGCTCGGGGTGCCGTCCCATAGGGTGAGCCGGTACCCGCATAATTCGAGTTCGGGGCTGTTCTTCGCCCTGCCGTAGTCCCTGACCTTGAGGCGCTTCCCGTTGTCGCTCGCCTCGCGGCCCATGATCGGGTCATAGGTGAAGCAGTTCGGCAAGGGCATGTACTTGCGCTCCCACCCGTAGGCGTCGGCCAAACCCTCGAAGGTGCTTTCTATGGGCCTGATCGTGGCTGTTTTCGCTGTGGCCTTGATGGCCTGGTAGAAACTGCCCTCGCATTCGAAAATGTCGCCTGCTTTTACCTGCATGGTGTGCCCCTTTCTAAAGATCGGGGCAAGGCCTGAAGCCCTGCCCCTATGTCGTTCTGCTATGCCGGGAGGAGGTTGCCCCTCGGGGCCTCCACGCGCCGGCTGCGCACCGCGTCGCGCCCCTGCTGCATGCCTCGGCTTATGCTGTCGTTGTTGGATGCCTTGAGGCCTCGCCTATGGGATTGCCCAAGCCTCAGGCCCTCGAAGTAGTCCTCAACCTCCTTGGGGCAAACGATCATCAGCTCGAAGCACTGCTTCTCAAGCTCGGCGCGCACCCCGGCGATGAAGCCGATAACGAAGTTCGAGTAGGCGTCGGGGTCGGTGTACGCGAAGTCCTGATACTCGTTTGCCAGCCTGTGGCAGGTTTCGAGCAGGTTCGCGTAGACGATCTCCGCCGCCTCGCTGTCCGCCTTGTAGCCAACGAACACGAACTCGTACTTGCGGGCCGTCACCCTGCGTTGGTACACCTTGCACCTGAAGTTGTCGGCGATGGCTTGCGCCAAGCTCGGCGCCCACGCCTTTGCCGTCCACCCGGTGGTGGTCTCGGTCACCTGCTTCACCTCGTCGGCAAGCTCCCATTCCTCCACGTCGTTGTCCGCGATGAGCTTCTGTGCCTTGAGTGCGAACTGGATGGCCTCGGCCTCGTTGCAGCCGTTCTCCACGCTGTGCTCGCGAAGCTTCTTGATCTTCTCGATGATCTTTTCTCGTTCCATGGTCGAACCCTCCTTAATGGGAGGGGCTAGGCCCCTCCCGGTAGTGATCTGTTACTTTTCCCAGAGGTAGCCGAACGCCTCGGCTATCCTGGGAACCTCGGTAACCTTCTTGGGTGTGAAATTGGTCTCGCGCTCGAAGTAGTTCAGGCCGTATTTGCGGTTGATCTCCTCAAGCTCTGCCAGGTTGAAGTAGCCCATCTCGGGGACTGCCCCGAAGACGAACCCGAACATGTCGCCGGTCTCCTCGTCGTACTCGGTGGCGTAGAAGTCCCAGCCGTTGAAGCAGCTGAACCAGTGGCCGTAAACCACGGTCTCGGCCTTCTTGCCGTCTTGCGAGTAGAGCGGCGGGAGCTTCTTCTGAAGCTCTTTCGTGAGTAGCTTCTGCATGGTATGATCTCCTGCGTGTTGTTGTGGGAGGCCCCTTCTCGGGGCCTCCTGCTTGCTTTAGGCTGCTTGCTCTGCTGGTCTGATGGGGTTCGTTTCGCCGATGTTCCAATCAATGGCCTTGGCGTTCTGCCACTTGCCCTGATCGTCCATGTAGTAAAAGCCATGCTTGCCGAAGTACTTTCGAACCTTCAAGGCCCCGGACTCGATGCCATCGGCTATGACCTGCTTTCGAAGGTCTTTCACCATGTAAATAATGGCTTCTTCGTCGCTGTTGGCCTTGAATGCCTCGGCTACCTGTGCAAGGTAGTTATCGCAAGCCCTCATGATCTCCACTTGCTCGTAATCGGCTCGGGGGATCTCGTTAATTGGCCTGTGCTTCGTGGCCTCTACTGTGTACCTGCCAAGCTCTGGAAAAGCCATGTACTCGTTTACAAGCTTCAAGGCTGTTGCAAGCTCTAGACCATCCTTTCGGCCCTGGGGGCCTTTTCTGAAGTAGCCTCGTGCTCGCATACCCTCAACTATGGCTAGGATCGTGTGGTTGCTCACCAGCTGACCACTTACCACCAGATCTAAACTCTGCTGCTCTGCCATCTCTGTATCCTCCTTATTCGGTTCTAAAGCTGCTTGTTAGCTCTGTGGGCTTTGTGGCCCTCATTGCTGACAACTGAATTATTGCACAATAATTAGTGTGCTATAGGCACAATGCACAATAGCTATTGTTCTACATAATACCTGCACAATTGCTATTGTTGTATCCCTATTGCTATTGCTGTATCATCAGGGGATCAGATCAAGGCATGAAGGGAGGTTGCATGACACCGACTGAGGCGCTTAAAGAAATGCTCGACCGTTCCGGCATGAGCATGTACGCGCTTTCAAAGGCCATGGGCAAGAGCAGGAACTACGTTCAGAATACGATCAAACAAGGTTCCGACCTAGGCGCGGGAAACCTCGCGCTCATGGCTTCTCACATGGGCTTTAAGCTGACGTTGAACGGAATGGGCGAACCCATCGAGATAACGGAGAGGAGCGAAGATGCCGACGATAATCAAGGGCCAGCCGACTAGCGCCGAGATTCGCAAGCGGCTCAAGGCGGAAGGACGCCCCGTGGTGCTTTCCTGCTCGCTGGGCAAGGACTCGCTAGCCGCCTGGGTGGCGCTTGAGGACGAGGGTATAGAGGTCGTGCCGATCTACTACTGGTCTATCCCGGGCCTTCCGATGGTCGAGCAGAACGTGCGAACCATCGAGAAAGTGTTCGGCGTGAAGATACACCAGTACCCGCACCCCAGATGGTCGAGGACGCTCAACAACTGCGTGTTCCAAAGCCCGGCGCACTGCGACGTGATCGAGGCCGCGAACATGCCGGTCTACAGCTACGACGACATGCGCCCCTACATCCTCGAAGACCTCGGCCTGCCCGATGACACGTGGTTCTGCGACGGCGTGCGCGCCTGCGACAACCCGTACCGTCGAGCCAGCCTCACCAAGCACGGCCTCATGAAGCAGACCACGCACAAGGCCTCGGTGGTTGCGGACTGGACGAAGGCAGAGGTCATGGATGCGATCGCCCGCAGGGGCATCGGCCTGCCTCCGGACTACGAGCTGTTCGGGCGCAGCTTCGACGGCCTGGACATGCGCTTCATGAAGCCCCTGCGCGAGAAGCGCCCCGACGATTTCGCCGTGGTCAAGAAGTGGTACCCGTTCATCGAGGCAGACGAGAAGAGGTGGGAGCACTATGGGCTTTAAGTTTGAGAAGCCGCAGAAGGCGCGTAAAGAGGCTAAGGCGGCCGAGGAAGCGCAGCTGACCGACCACCAGAAAAGCTACCGAGACCGCGAGAAGCGCGAGGAGAAGCGCTTTCAGATGGCCGTCGATTCCGGCTTCTGGATCTGCTTCTGCTTCCATGACGCCGAGGAGCGCGGGCGCTTCGCCGATCTGGTCAAGGCCGATGACGAGGGCTGGACGTTCGGAGACCTCGTCCGCCCCGTGTTCGAGGAGCACATAGGCCTTCAGAACAAGCGGCAGTTCAAGCCGAAGGAGCAGAAGGGCACGCCGATGCCGAACCCGCTCGATTCGGTCGAGACCACCGACAGCCTCGAAGGCGACAGCTTCGCCGAGGCCGATGCCATACTCAAGGCGTTCGAGTCGCTTGGGGTTAAGCCCTACTACGACAACGTTTGGAGCAGCGCCTACTACGTCGTGTGCGTGTTCCGCGACTCCGACGACCTCGAAAGCTTCATCAGGGAGTATGCCCTGGCGAAGTACGGCGACCTGTACATGGACGGGTCGAAGATCCTTGAGGCCCTTGAGGCCTAAGGCCAATCTCACGCGCATAGGAAAATCAAGGCGTCCTTCGGGACGCCTTTTTTGTTCCCGAAAACGAGAGGAGGCAGGCATGTTCGGTCGTATTCGCCGCGCAGCGGGAAACATCGCCAACCGAGTGCGCTCCGCGTTCAATCGCGGTCGCGGCAGCTCTTCCGGCCGCTCCTCCTACTAAGGGGGAACCCAGGGCCAGCGCGATCATAAGGCGCTGGCCCTTTCCATCGTCAAAGCAAAACAGAGAGGAGTGAACGCATGGCAGCCAAGCGAGAGAAGCCCACGCTTCCCACCGACACAGATTGGCCCGCCGAGACCGTCACATGGTTCAACGCGTGGCGCGACGACCGTTGCAGCGACCGTTGGGACGAGCGCCAGTGGCAGTACGTCATGGACACCGCCATCGTCCACGCCCTCGTGTACGGCTCCAACGACTTCGGCGAGCTCGCCGAGCTTGACAAGCGCCTGCGCTTCATGGGCCTCACATTCGAGGACTAGCCATGAACGACCAGAACCTCATCAAGCCGAAGCGCGACCAGACGCCCGAGCAGCGCCGAGCCGCCGCCTCGAAGGCCGGCAAGGCCGCCGCCAAGAAGCGCCGCGAGAAGAAGCAGCTGCAGGAGATCGCCAAGACCGTGCTGCACATGCCGTTCGAGGGTACCGATGCCGAGCTGGACGAGCTGGAGGGCATGTCCTTCGAGGACTACCCCGACCGCAAGCTCACGGTATCCGAGATAAGCGTGCTCAAGGTCGCCAAGAAGGCCATGAAGGGAGACATCGCCGCGTTGCAGTTCCTCCGCGACACCGCCGGCGAGAAGCCCGTCGAGAAGGTCGAGGTGGCAGCGGACGTGTCGCATGCGGCCGAGGAGATCGGCAAGCTGATTGAGGCGAAGCGCCATGCCGACAAGGGCTGACCTCATCGACCTGGTGTACGACTGCCCCGCCGACATCGCCGTGAAGCTCGGGTACGACAAGCTCACCGACCTGCACAACAAGTGGATCAAGGACATGGTGTTCGGCACCGAGGACGAGACGATACAGGCGCACCGAGGCTCCTTCAAGACGACGTGCCTGCACATCTCGTTCGCATTCATCCTCGTGCTGTTCCCCGGCGAGCGTGTCATATTCCTGCGCAAGACCGACGACGACGTGGCGGAGGTCATGACGGCCACAGCCAACGTGCTGCAGTCCGAGTGGTTCCAGGCCCTCGGGCGCATGCTATACGGCACCGACCTCGTGATAACCAAGGCCACGCAGTCGTCTGTGTCGACGAACCTCAAGCAGGGCGTGTCCGGCGCTCCCCAGTTGCTGGGGCTTGGCTGCGGCGGCTCTCTCACGGGCAAGCACGCCGACAAGGTGTTCACCGACGACATCGTGAACGTGAAGGACAGGGTGTCCGCAGCCGAGCGCGAGCGCATCAAGCTGCTGTACATGGAGCTTCAGAACATCCGCAACCGAGGCGGGCGCATCTTCAACACGGGCACGCCGTGGCACAAGGACGACGCCTTCCAGCTGATGCCCAACATCCGCCGATGGAGCTGCTTCGAGACGGGCCTCATGAGCCGGGAGGACATAGAGCGCGTGAGGGCCAGCATGTCGCCGTCCCTGTTCGCGGCCAACTACGAGCTGAAGCACATCGCCGACGAGG